CCATTTCGATGAACACGGCTTGCCGGTTCACACTCAAGTCGTCGAACGTGTCGCCGTAAACGAGACGCGCGTCCATTTCCGCGCCTTCGATGTCGTTGTCCAGCATCAGTTCGGCTTCATCTTCGGAGATCCCGCAGTCGTCAAGGTTGCGGCCCCATCCGATAGTGAGTTTGCCAACGGTGTCTTTGTACGGGAGCGTGCGGAACCCTTCATGCTGGCGAATGCTTACCTTGGCGACTTCTGAGGCAATCATGGGCGCACGGCTCCTGAGCGCACGACAAGGGCCACCATCGCGCCCAAGACGGCCAACATGATTGTTCCCGCACCGGCGAACACGATGACGCGCACCGGCCAGAATTCGGCCTGCGTGACGAACTTCTTTTCCAGCTTGTCGTCGATGCGATTCAATGCCGTAGACAACTCCAAGTGCCACAACTGGAACTGCGTCTCAAGACGGATTAACCTGTTTTCGAGATCGTGCGCTGAACCGCTACGCCCGCCATTGCCCTCGTCAACGCCTTCCGCTCCAGAGTTGAACATGTTGCGTGGCGGCATTATCTCAGTCCCTTCTCCACGTCGAGCAACTTGTCGTGAATGAACGCCGCGCCCTTCTCGTCGCCCTGCTTGAGCGCGTTCTGCTCTGCGTGGCGCAACTCTTGAAGGTGGCGCACCTGTTGTTTCACCGACATGCTGGCCTCGTCCCGATCCGTTGCTCGCACTTTAAACCCTGTTAGCAGCCTTGTCAATCGTTCGGCGTCGCTAATCGGTTCATTTCGGTGCGGTCGAGGGGCCTGACCGAAGATGCCGCCGGGATTGAGTTGATCAATCGTCACGGCTGGCCGGAACAAGTCCATCAGGTTACGGGTCGGTGCGCCGATGGTCATGCCCATGAAGTCGGCGGGCGTGTCCCCCGTGAACGAGCGGCCTGTGAAAGCGTCCTTCTGGAAAAGCTGCTCGCCCAACTGCAACAGCCCCGGATGCGCGCGGATCGCCAGATACCGCACGGCGTCCGAGATGCGCGTCTGCCCGATGTCCGGCTTGCCGAGCATGGCCTGCCCCAAGTCCGCCACGTCCAGCGTCGGCAGAAAGCCCGTCCAGTCCAGCCAGCGCGCGCGATCTTCGGTGTCGGGCGCGATGGGCGCAACGAACGTCTTGCCCGCCCACGTCGGCAAGTCCTCCGGCGTGACGCCCTGCTGCTCGAACGAGTTGTAGTAGTACCGCGCGAACGGCATGTATTTGCCGCTGTCGTGAACCATCCGCATCGTCTCGTTCGGAATGTTCTTGCGCAGCCATGTGTAGAAGGGGATCCAGCCCGCGCGCAGTCTGCGCTCGAACGGCGTCAGGTCGTTGTAGTCGAAGTGTTGGCGCAGCACCGCCTCGCGCGCATTCGTTACCGCGATGTCGAACAGGTCGCCGATCTTCTCCGGCGTCTGCGCAATCGAGCCGATGGCCTGCGGTAGCTGCATACCCTTGGCTGCGGCGACGGCGAACGTGTCCTCCATCGTCTTGAGCATCAAGGGAACGCGGTTCAAGATTTCGACGCGGGCGTTGATGCCGTGCGGAATCTTGAATACCTTGTCGCGCACGCGGCTGCTGAGGTTGTCGGCAGCGCCAACGATTTCCGAGATTACGCCTTCGCGCGAGCCGCCGCCGTGGAACTGGCGGTTCATGTATTCTTCCATGATCCGCTGATACGAGACTTCGGGGCCGTAGGCGGACTTCCACACGCCTTCGAACTTCGACGGGTCGAGTCCCTTGAAAATGGCTTCGCGCAGAATCTTGGCGGCTTCGGCGTAGTGCGTGGCGAAGCTGGCTGGCCCCATGCCGTCCATGTAATTCTTGATGACGCCGGTCGTGAAGTTGCGCACGAAATATCCCGGCCCGCCGCCGTAGATCGTGGCGACTTTCCACCACGGCATGAGGCCCAAGTCCTGTAGCGCCTTGGGGAGAAACGCCTTTGCCATCTCGCCAAGTATCGGCTTGTCCGGCGCGGGCATGTAGACTTCTTTGAAGCGGTTGTACGCTTCTTCCTGAATGCGCGGCACGCCGATGGGCGCGTCCTTGTACGCGCCTTGGTCAACACGCACGTACTTTCCGTGCTCTGCCTTCGGTATTTCGTCCCACGCTTTCGTGAGGCCCGCGCGATCCAATTCGCTAAGTAGAGTGCTCGTGTGAACACGCGCCATGACTTGATTCTGGAAGTCGCGCATCAAAATAAATGGGTTCTTTTCGAGGCTGATATTTCCAGCCGAAAAGTCTTGGATAGCCTTGTCGCCTTCGTTAATCGACATGCGATACTTTTGAATCCACGCCGTATATGCCTTCGGGTCGTTCCTTGATAACTCCGTGAAATGATCGGGGTTGTTGGATACGAGTTTGTCGAATTCTCGCTGGCCTTGCGTCGTGAGGGTCTGCCGTGAGATCGGCTGCATCGAATCGACAAGCTGATCTTTGTTGAAGGCGTTGTTAGACAACCCTTCGAGATGGACGATCTCGCCCGTTTTTTCATCGCCAAAGTAAGGCGTTAGCAGCGACTTGTCCTTGCCCTTGTATATTCGCGGAACGTGCCCAATATCCTCCGAGATATACCTTCCGATACCTTGCGGGTCGCGCGTCTGTGCGGCCTCAGTAAGAACGCCGCGCCACTGGTCAGTCAATTCAACCGCCTTGGCGCGCTGTGCCGCACGCGGGCCGGAGCCGATGAACTTCGCCTTGGCGTCCATCAACGTAGACGGGTTGCCAGCCTGATCCAGCATGGCTAGAAAGTCGGGGTACTCGTCGCGTTTCAACATGCCCTGCGCCTGATCGAGCAGCGCCTTGGCGGGCGTGTTGTACGTGCTCGCAACGCGGTTGGCGATGTCGTGCGGTTCGACCACCTGATCCAGCGTCATGCCTTCGCGCTCAAGCGCGCTGTCCAGCGTGGCGCGCAGATAGCCTTTGCGCCCGCCGAGAATGCGCTGCACGCCGAGGCCGAGGTCGGATTCGCCGATCTTCTGCCCTGCCGCGCCGAGCAGCCCCATGAGTTGCACGTCGCCGGGAACGGGCACGCGATGGCCCATGAGCGTGAGCAGTCCGCGCTCGCCCGCGCGCGTCTGTTCCGCGATACCCTTGCCGACGAGCGCCGCGCGGTCAATGGCCTTTGCCGCCTTGGTCAGTCCGCCGAAGCCGACGTAATTGAGCAGGTCGAGCGGGTTCAAGATGTCGAGCGCGAGGCCGACGCGCCGGTTCATCGGATCTTCGGGCTTGCCGCCCGCGATCTGCGCCATCAAGTCCTGCCCGCCGTACTGCTTTGCGCCCGTCAGCGAACCCGTGACGGCAGCGAGCGGATCGCCGCCGCGCAACAGTTCGGTGCCCGCGCCCATTACCGCCGAATTCGTGCGGTTGAGAAAGTCCGCCGCCTTGAAGATCAGCGATTGACTGTCCTCATCGGAGAGCGGCTGGACTTCGGGCAGAGGCATGGGCTAGAACGCAGCCCCGTTTTCGGGGCCATAGGCAGTAGCGCGCCCAAAAAGTCGCATGAGACTGGAAAGGCCCGTGAGATCGCCAAGTCCACCGCCCGGAGCCGGAGTCTGCGGAGTGCTTGGGCCGTAAGCCATCGGATTAAAAAGTTTGCCCAATGCTTGTTGCGCCATGCCAGCGGCAATAGCATCGCCCTGTGGCGTTTGCGGATTCTTCGTGTTGACGTTGAGCAGTCGCGCCCAATCTGCGATGGGTTGCAAGTGCGGCGCGATACCCTGCCGAACGGAAGCGACCGCAGAGCCAATAGCTGTTGGCGCAGTCTCAGGCGTGACAGCCGCAGGCGCAGCCGGAGCAGCTTCCGGCGTAGCAGATTCCTTCGGGGTAAATGTCAACCCTTGGGATTCCAGTGCAGCCGAAGTAAGCGTATCGAACTTCGACTGAATCGGCACCATCTCGGCTTCGATCTGTTTGGCGCGTTTGATGTCGCCTGACGCAATCGCGTCCGAGTGCTGCTTGTGGTATCGCTCCAACTGGTTAGACAGTAGCTTCAAGGCTCCGTCCAGCGGGCCGGGTTGCGGTTTGCCGCCTCCACCAGTCTGTCGGCCTTGCCCAAGGTAATACTGAGCCATCGCGTGACTTTGTTCGGTATCGGAAAGCGCCTTCGCTTTGCTCGCGTCGATCTGCTGCTCAATCAGTTTCTTGTGAAGTTCGGCGGTCTGCGCGTCCTCCTGAATCTTGCGGAGCCGATCCTGCAAATTGCGCTGCGCGACTTCCTTGGGCGTGCCGCTCGCAATCTGCAAATCGTGTTCGTACTGCGCGGATTCGAGCGCAAGTCCAAGCTGCTTCATGTGCAACTCGAACTGCCGCTGATCCATCATGTCTTGTTTGGACTGGCGGATGTCCTGCTTGCGCTGTTGCAGCCCGCCAGCGAGTCCTTGCAGGCCAGCGCCGAGCGCGCCGAATAGTTCGCCCATGACTACATCCCCCGGCCAGAGTGCGCGAGAAGTATCTGCATCAAGGCTTGGAGCGCGGCGGAATTGTTCGCGCCTTCCTGCGAGGCCATCCCGTATCCTTGGAGGCTGCGCTGTTTGGCGGCTTCCTTGCGCTGTTGCCGCGCCTGTTCGATACTTCCAAGCGCGGAGAAGCCCATGCCCAAGCCTTGCAAAATAGGCATCATCATCCCGCCAGCGCCAGCCGCTTTGCCGAGCATCGCGCCAGCGCCCGGAGCCACGCCGGAGACGCCGCCCATGCCGGACGAGAGAAGTCCGCTGCCCATGCCGCCCATCAACTGTTTCGCCATCATGGCCTGTTGAAGCTGTTGCATCATGAATGGATCAATGCCCATGCCCATGTCATTACCCTTTCTGCGGAGCGGCGATTGCCACTGGAGCAGTCTTGAACTTTTCCCAATTCGCCACGAGGCTTGCGATTTCCAGCGCGCCAATCGTGGACTCGCCTTGGGCGATCACTGAGTCGGCGTATGCCGCCACCTTGCCGCCCTCGCCTTCGAGATCCGCGATGCGCTTGTCCAGCGCGTCACGCTGCTGTTTGAGGTCGGCTATCTGTTCGCTGATGGTCATGTGCCGCTCCTTTACGCTGCCGCCGTTGTGGGCGAGATCGTCACCGAGCTACCGAACAAGTCGCTCGGATTTGCGCGGCTGCGCTGGATCGCGTCCATGAGCATCTGGAACATCTGGTTCTGCTGGTTCTGCTGCTGCGCCTGCTGCTGCAACCCGAACTGGCCCGCGCCCAGCGCCGTGTTCGCCAGATTGCCAGCGCCCTGCTGCAACGCGCCCCAATTCGTGTTCGCCGCGTTGAGCGCGATCTGGTTGCGCCCCTGCACGCGGTTGGAGTTGAGCATGTCTTGGAGCGTCTGCTGCAATCCGAACTGCAACCCGGAGTCGCCCAGCCCGCGTGCGCCAAGGCTCGCGTTCAACTGTTGAAGCTGCTGCTGGTACGCCTGCCCGGTCTGGTCGGCAAGCTGCTGGTTCAAGATGTTCTGCACATTGGCGTTGATAGGCCCGCCGCTGCCAAGCTGCCCCTGTAGGCTCTGAATGGCCTGCTGCAAGGGATTCATCGGCCCTGCGGCTGGCGGAGACGCTACGGGCGTTTGTGGCGCTTGTGGGGCCGGTGCAGGCGGGGGAGCCGGTAGCGTAATCGCGCCTGCGGGCTGCGGAGCGCCGAGCGTCTGCATAGTGGGCGTGCCCTTGGCGAACTGCTGCTGCGCCATCGGCGCAAAGGGGTTCTGTTGCGCGGGCAATACCGCCTCGCCTTGGTGAAGGATCGCCGGGCCGGTCTGCGGTACATACGGCGTGCCCGTGGCGTAGCGCGGAACCTGCTGGCCGATGCCGAGCGAGGAAAGCAACTGGTCGTAGTTGTCCGCCGACAGTCCCGGCGACGGGCGCTGGTTCGGGTACGCGCCCCACGACGGCCCCATTGTGAACAGAATGTCCGCAAGGTTCTGCGACTGATCCAAGACCGTGGGCGAAATGAGGTTCTGGAACATCGAAGAAATGGTCGAGTTGATGCCCTGCGGATGCTGCGCGGCGATGTCGAACGGCGAACCGTTACCCTGATTGAACGTGACGGGCACCTGAGATCCGCCGCCCTGCCCATAGTTGCCGGACAGGAAATCGTTGGCGTTCTGCCCGCCGCCGCTCATCATATTGGCGTAGCTGGCAAGCTGCGTGTTGAGCAGCGCCGGAATCGTCGGATCATTGCGCGCCGCGAGGTTCTGCGATTGCGCGTCGTAGGCACCGAACAAGTCCATAAGCTGCTTGGTCATGTCGATGCGCCGCGCGGCATTCTCTTGAATCAGGCGCTCGGTCGGCACGCCGGGGTATCCGGGCACCAACGGCGCGGGGCCGCTGGTCGGCGGCGACGTAGTCGGCGCGGGCTGCTGCCCCGGCACGGGTCGGCCTGTCGGTAGCGGAATCTGTTGTCCGCCAATCGGCAGACTTTGAATCGGTCGCACGGTGCCCATCGTTGCCTCCTACAAAACCGCTATCGTGATTGCCTTGCTCGTTTCCGAAAACTTGAGGTAAATCTTCGTGTCCGTCCACGTCGTAGTGCCAGCGCCCATCTCGAAACCACTACCAGTATACGTCCTTTTGACCACATACACACCCCGTGGTATACGACCCTGCCCGTGGGATACCTCTAACTCGACCCCCGCAGATGATGGGGTAGTAATGTCTATGAGGTCTGGTTGGCTGGACACGAGTTGGCGGACAATGCGCTCAAGAGATCCTGAGAATGCGACGAAACGGCTCATACGCTCACCATTTCCTGCTCGTCGTACTGGACTTGGAACCCGCGCATGGCGAACGTGTCGGACGACTGGATGGCCTCGATGCGGATCTTGAGGCGTCTGCCAGCGCCGGGGATTTCGAGACGCGCGAACGCCGCCGCCGTGCTTTGCGAGAGCACGATGTACGTGTCGTAATCGTCCGTCTTGTACTTGATCGTGAACGTGCGGCCCGACACTTTTTCGAGGAACAGATTGAGGAACTGGAACGCCTTGGCCGCTCCGGGCGTGCCAATATCCATCCAGCGCGACTCCCAAATCGTGTAGACGGGGCCGATGTAGTACGTGCCCGTGACCGCCGAGATTAAAGGCGTGTCCAGATAGAGCACCGTACCCGTGTTCTTGACGATGGTTCGCTTCTGTATTTCGAGCGAGGTATCGGTAGGCACGGCGACGAATTCAACGCCCGAAAGCCCGTTGTCCGTCGTCTGGAACGACGCGGTGGAATCCGTAATCTTCTGGCCGGAAGTCGCGGAGAGCGTGCCGGATCGCGTGTACGGCTTTGCGGTATCGCCGTCGTTTTGCACGCCTTCGTTGTAGGTAGTAAACAGCCGCACGATGAACCCGTTGAACGCGGCCAACCCTTCGGCGGTATGCGAGGATCGCTCTTGGCTCGCGAAGCAGTCGAACGTCTTGTCCTTCTTGGCCCACGTCTGCGTCTGCTCGTCGTACAAGAGAGTGATGCGCTCGGTGTCCGTGATGGACGATGCTTCGTAATCGTAGATGGACTTGATCTGTGCGGCGGTGAGCGCGACGTTGCGCACCCAAAAGATGTTGTCTAAGTACGCGCTCGCGCCACTGTTAAACGCCGCCACCTGAGCGCCCAACGAAACGAAAACGTCGTTTGGGTTTGCGCCAGTACCCGCCGCGATGAGTTGACCATTGATAAAGAATGAGTAGACAGTCCCCGACTTGCGGACGACGTAGTGATTCCACTTCGTTTCGCTGCTGATTTGTACCTGTCCGATTTCGTTTCCGTCGTCCGATGTGCCAACGCGCATGAACGTATTGATGTTATTGAGCAACTGATAAGTATCGAACCGCACCCGAAAAGTGGCCCCGAACAGGTCAAAGAACGACGTACCTATCGGGCTAACGGTAGATGCTAATTGTTTCTTCCAGAAACCCACCGTGAAGTCAGAGCTAACGGCGGTCTGCCCGGTAATCGTGGCCCTCCAATTAGTCGTTAGTTGTTCCCACAAGACCGTGCCGCGCTGCGTGTCGGCAACGAATGTCACTTGGGCATCGTTAATCGTGCCGCCCGTGCCCACAGCGTCAGCGCCCGTGATGCAGCGGTAATAGTGCGTGAACAAGGAGGAAAGATCGGCATTGTCGTAGGCTTCTTGCGCTGGCTTGTCGCCGGTCGCCGCCGCTTCGGTGAGGCAGTCGAACGAGAGAATGTACTGGTGCAGTTCGGGATGGTACAGCCCCGCCGCGAGTTGCGCCTTGTCGTGCGCCGTGCGCTGCAAGATCGGGTTCTGCGATTGCGATATTAACTGCGCGTTCTGCCCGTTGAAAAGGTATATGCCGTCCAGCCCAAGGAAGTACAACCCCGCCGGAGACGGCGCAATCGTGGCGTGCGCGAGGCATCCAACGCCGGGGATAATCTTGCGTAGCGTAAACGTCGTAGGCCCGTCGCCGTCGAGTACAAAGACGTTCGTTTTCTTGAACACGATGAGTTGGCCCTGATACGCCTTGAGGCCGGTAATCGGTTCGCCGTCCGCGCGATCCACGTAGATGATGTTTGCCGCCGGGAAGTCCATCGTGTTCGCTTCGGAAAACGAGAGCGTGGATTCACGCGCCGCGAAGATGCGGTTCTGAAATACCTCCACGATGTTCTGCGGGTTGAGATACCCCTTGAGCGTGTTCTGCGCCGCCGCGCTCGTAACGCTCGTGCCCGTGTCCGTGTACGTCGTAGTGCCAATGGCAACTTGCGTGAGGTAGCGGTACGAGGTCGCGGACACATCGAGGCGGTAGATGCGAATATGCGTTACTTCCGGGTATCCACTCAGGCTCGACGGCATCGCCGCAATCGCCACGTTGTTTGTGGTGGCCGCTATCGTGGCCGTCTCGTACCCCGCTGTCTCGCCGGACGACGCCAAGCCTTCGATGTCGAGATTCGAGTTGTACCACGCGAAACGGTAACGGTACTCGCCGGTCGCCGGGAACGTGCCCGTGCCCGGAGTGGTCACGGTCATTGTCGGGGCCGCGCTCGCGAACGTGGGCAGCGTCATGGACGTGGGCAGAAAGCGCCCGTCGTACACGTAGTTGCGCCCGACACCGTTGCAACAGACCGTGAGATTGTTGAACCGCGTATAGGAATAGAGATTGTCCGAACCCGGCGAGTCCAAGTCTTTGAGCCATACACGCGCGCTGCCCTGCTGCGAGAAGAAAGCGTTTTTGGTGGCGACAAGTAGCTCGCGCCGGAGCAGCACTTGGCCCTGCTCGGTCTGTGAAGTGGCAACCGGAGTCACTACCGGCGCGATCAGCTTGATAACGCCCGCAGGCGAAGCCGGGTACGCCAACCCATAGGTGCGGATCGGCGGGTGATTGGTGCCGCCTGTCGGGTAGACGGTGAGGTTCGAGTAGCCTTTTTCATCCCGCGTGAACGATTCAGCGTTCAGCCGCCAGTAGCCGACGAGCGTTGAATTGAAGTCTTGCGAGACTTCGATGTTCATAATCTGCGAGAGCGGCTGTGCAAACGCGCTCGAATATAGGCGCACTTCGTCAATCGTGCAGGCCGCGTACTTGCTGATCGTCCCCGCCGCGTCTTGATGAAGCAGCTTTATGCCGTGCGTCGTGAGCGTGGACGGCCCAACCTCTGTAATGCCGTGGGAATTGGCGTCAATCAGCGTTCCGTTGACATAGAGATTGTTGACCGCGCCCGTGAGTCCGCGCACAAGGCGAACGTGAAACGGAACACCCGGTTCGGGATTGAACGCGGTTGACGGCGTGCGCGCGGTGTTGCTGGCCGTGGTAAGGCTCGACCACGAATACTTAAGCAACGGGGCCGCACCCGAACCCGGCCACGTAATGTAAATCTGGAATACGTGCCCGTTGTTGCCCGCCGCGACCGTCGAAGATCCAAGCTGGCAAAGCACCATGTCCGTTGTTGATTCAAACGCGGTGTCCAGCCGCGCCCAAAACTCAATCGTCCACGAAAGGCCCGTGTTGAGAATCGTCGAGTAATTCGATGTATACGCGCCTTGCGCGTAGGCGTCCACGCCGTTGCCGCGAAAAGCGTAGTTGGCTGGCGACGGGGTTGGCATGATGCTCGGCACGGGCGTTGGCGGCGAAGTCGGCGTCGATGCGTACAGCGCCCCGTGGTTCCTGTTGCCGCTGGAATCTTCAACGGTCGTACCGGACGAATCGTTCATCTTCCAGTAGCCGATGAGGTTCGCATCGGCCTGATCGTTGGTGGTGAGTTCGCGGAACGCGCAGTCGGCAAGCTCAGTCGTCGTGCGCTGGTCGGCCCAAATGCGAACCTCGTCTAAAATGCAATGGTTGATCTGAGCAGCAGGTGTCGCGCCGGTTGAGCCGCACATATAAACATTGCGCGTGTTGCTCGTGTCGCCAGAACACGTCGTAGGCGTGGCCGATCCTATCGTGCCATCCGAGAGCCGCGTGACCTGTGCGCCAAAAGAAGTGCCGGTGCGCCACATCGCCAAGTGGTACGTCTCGCCCACCACCGGATGCGTGCTGGCCGTAATGTCGCCGGGGACTGTGATTACCTTGATGGACGGAGAACTATCGCACTTCTGAAAACTCCAAACGGTGGTGGTCGAAAAGTAGCGGATTGACCATCCATCCGTGCCCGACCGTTTCATAACGATGTAGGCACCGTTTGTCCAAGTGCTCGGATCGCTCTCAATCTTTATGATGCACTCGACCGTGAAATCCCCGGCCAAATCCAAGTAGGTCTGGTCTTGAATGATCACGCTGCGGTTGTTGCTGCCCGTGTTGTCGAACCGCAACCCGCCGGAGTTGTACGCCTTCGTGTGCGTCTTTGCGAACCCTAGCGCCTTCTTGACCGTGCCCCGCGAGTAGTCCACGTTCTGACCGTCAACGGCGATGTTGTCGGGCAACAGTTCGTCTTGAAGCTGGCGGTTCTCGCCCATGAAGCCGAGGACGCTTGGCGTCAGTTTGACGCTCATCAGGTCGTTACCTCGTGCCAGCCGGGAAGGTCTACGAGGCTCCACCCGATCATGTCGTTGCGCATCATGCGGATCGTGTTCTCGCGCTGCGTCTTGTCCTGAAACCACGCCTCGACAAGCATCTGATTGAATTCGGCCATCTCGTCGCGCCACTCGTCCATCCGCAGGATTTGCTTCGTGCGCGCAAGCACGCCTACTTCGACAAGCTCATCGAAATGGTCTGGAAACACCGAGATCGTGTCGCCGGGATCGGTCGGCTTGGTGTAGTTGTACGTCGCCCAATACTCGATGCGCATGATGGAGTCGGGGTACGGCTGCAACTGCACGATGGGCGCGTTGCTCGTGCCCCTGCCGAAGATCGCGTACTGTCTAGGACTGTTCGTGCTGCGCTGTAGCATTTCAAGGTCGCCAATTCTGCCGAACGGCATGCCTTCGATGCGTCGCTTGTTCGCCGCGTCCCACATGCCGATCACTTGGCGGACGAGGGTCGCGCCCGTGAGCGTGTATTCGTCCTTGATGATGGAGTACGTGTCCGCAGAAAGGGTCGAGCCTGCGTAGGCCGTGGTAAGCACAAGCGCCGTGTTGTTCGTGATGCTCGAAATGGGGTACGCCACGCCGTCCAATAGAATCTTGTGGCGGTCGAGCGTGATCCCCGTCCACGTCGTGCCGCTGCCCGTGACGGACGTTGAGGATTGCGTGACCGAAATAGTGCCCGTCGTGTACGGTGCCTGCGTGTTGAATGCGCTCTTGGCGAAGTCGAAACTCCACCCGCTGCGCGCATCGCCGAACGCGCGTATCTTTTGAAGCGTCCACGCCACCGTGGAAAACAGATTGGTCAGCCTGATTTCGGAACCGAGATGGTTTTCCAGTTTCCGGCGCAGATTGGATACGGTCTGAGACATTACTTCTCGCTCCCGTCTTTGATGACCGGCGACTGCACACGGCCAGAGAGGCGATCCACTTCGTCCGCAAACTGCTGGTTGGCGATCTGCCAGCGCGAATCAAGACCCTGCTGCGCGTAGTATTCGGCCAGCGCCGCCTCGACCAACGCCTTGTGGTGCCCGCTCGGAATGCGCTGGAACGAACTCGTGCTGCTTGCGCTGTCGATGTCGGGAACGCTGGTCACGTACCGGAGCGTGCCCGTGTTGTTCGCGCTTGGCGAGGGCCAGATGTGGATTTCCATGCGGCCACCGGATGACCACCCTTGCTGGACGTATACGCTTGGGTGGGTCGCCGTGGACAGCGACGGGCGGTACAACTCGTCGTAGGTGTCTCGGTCAACCTTGCGCACCTGAGAAGCCGTGCCGTTCTCAAGGCTAATGATGCTGTGCGCCTCGGTGACGAGGTTATACGTGCGCGTGCCCGACGTGAACAGGAATTGCGTGCTCGTCTCCAGCCACGGCCATTTGTACGCGCCCACGAGCCTGTCCTTGCCGAGATTGACGGCGCGCGTGAGCCGGTTGACGGTCGCGCCCTGCACCGTGCCCGTGATACCGAGCCGGTCGATGAGTTGCTGCACCATTTCGCTGACTGTCATGGCTCATGTCCCCGCGCCGCACGAACACGCGACTACGTGGCTGCTATTTAGGAAGCAGCATTTTCCTCCAGCGACCACGGATTTGGTGATGAAGCCGCCTGTTCGGGTGAATCCAATGTGGGTACTAACGGCTGGAAGTCGTCCGCCACCACGCCGCGCCGCTTCAACTCCGCGAGCAAGTCCGCCGTCTGCCCCTTCTGGATCGCCTTGGACGCCACCGGGAATCCCTGCGCCTCGCGGATGATCTCGTCCGCCCACTCCGGCACGTACCCCGTTTCCATTCGTTCGATGGTGCGTTTGCGCTCCCGGTCGGACATATTGCGCAACTGCGCCCGGAACGTCTCCGCGCGCTCCTTCATCCGCTGCTTGTCCAGTTCCGCTTCTTTGCGATCCGCAGCCTCTTGACGGGCTTTCTTGCGCTCCATCCGCATCAGCTTGGACTCGGCTTCGATGTCGAACTTCGCCATCTCCGTTACGCGCAGATCGCGGATCCGCTGCTGCACCGCATCCTGCTCCGACACCTCCGGCTCCATGACTAAAGGCGCGGGCGAGGTCAACTTGGTTTGACGGCTGCTGGTGGTATGTGCCATCGGGCAATACTCCTAGTTCTCGCCATTCCCGGTATGGGTGTTTGGCGTCCTCTATGAAAAAGCAGTCGAGCAACACCCTGTCGCCCCGCTTCTCTAACAGCCTCTCATGGGTCTTGCGGAAATGCGCGCGCACCGTTTCCCCGCGCCGTTCGCACCACGGAACAAGGCTCTGCGACATTTCGTGCTGCACGAACACGCGCCGGTTGCACGCGAGCGCCGCCGGGTTGCGGTGCTTCTGCCACGCATAGCTGCGAAGGCCCAAGGACAAGTCCGTGTCCTCGTCGCCATTCTCGAAACCCGTGTCCCATCCGCCGATGTCCTCGAATGCCTTGCGGTTGACGAGGATGCAGAAACCGGACAGAACGTGAATGTGGTGTATGTCGGGAAGCCGCCCGTTCCAGTTCACCATCTGAAAGCCCATGACGGCGTTGGACACCGGGCCAGCGGCCAGAAAGCCGCCGTTCCTGCACGTATTCACGAGGCGCAAGAGCCACTCGCGGCTCGCCGGGAAAGCGTCGTTATTGATGAACAAGATCCACGGCGCGTTGCCCTTCTTCGCCAAGTAGTTGTTGCCGCCTGAAAAGTTGAGGTTATTGTTGATGCGCTCAATGGTCATCTTCTGCCCGAAGTAGCGCGGGCGACACAGATTGCCCCACCATTTCGTGTTGGCGTAAGCCGCCTGCATAAGCGCGTAGTTGCGGTCGCCGGGGTCGTAGCTGCCGTTGTCCAGAAGATGCAGCGCGTACTCGACGCCCGCCGTGTTCTGGAGCAAATGCGGGATGAACCGCTGCGTAACGTCCCAACGGTTATGCGCGAGCACGCATATGTCAACCAAGGGCGGCAACGGGCATGGCCTCCATCGGCTGCATCACCGTTGTTTCGGTCGTGTCGTCGGCCTGAAATTTAAGCCGCATCGGGATTGGCGTGGTGGACTGCTCGATGCGGTCGCCCTGCTTGATGTATTCGCGCTCGCCAATCTGCGGGCGATCCTTGGACTCGAGCAAGATGCGCACGCGCGA